CCTATTGAGCAGAAAGACATTGACAAGTTTCCAGAAATGGCTTCTAATGCTATTAAAACGGTGCAGAGTAGTTTAGATAGCCTAGAACATCTGGAGCCTGTTAAACAGTCTGAAACAAGCCCCAATTTGAAGTTGGGAGTGACTTGCAGTTATTGTGCTTATAAAGCGGAATGTTGGAAAGATTCTAATGGAGGTGAGGGGATTAAGACGTTTATGTACTCTGGTCGTCCTGAGTTTCTTGTTAAAGTTGTTAAAAAGCCTAAAGTGCAGGAGGTGCTATGAGCAGGTTGAGGTACGTAGCAAATAATAAGAGCATTCATATTCAACACCCATACACATTAGATGAAATACTGGACAAGATAGAGTCGGATGACTACAGCCCGGAATTGATGTTACAGCATTTATTACTTTATACGGCTTCGTTACCAGAACTACCTAAAGGAGAATGAGGATGAAAACAATGATTGACCCGCCGATGGGATGGAAATACGGGTTCCCATGTGAGTTAAAAGAAGGAGTGAGTGTTGAAGAACTTTTAAGACAACATGGATATCCAGAAAAAGACATTAGTTTTGCTATGGAATGGATGAGAATGTGGGAGGAAGATGATGAGAACGGGAACTGATGTTTTGCATGATGTGTTAATACTGCTAGAAAAAAAAGCATACGCTTTAGCTGAAAAAGAATACGAAGACAATACCAATCAGACAAAGGATTCTTGGCATGCTTTTGACACTGTGTTTAATTACCATTTTGCTACATTGCTTATCAAGGTGTGCGCTAACTTGGCAAGTTACTACAACGAAGTTGATGACATTGAGTCAGCAATTAAAAACCATTTTGGAGTTGAATGATGAACATTGATAAATACGTTTTTACACATATAAATGTTAAAAAAGGTAAAGAAGTACGAAGGATTGACTACAATTACACTGCTTCTGACTTTGAGCTTTACGAGAAAGTAGTTGCGGAGTTTAGTAACTTCCTCTCTTCCATCTATGGGTACAAGATAAACTTAGATGCTTCTACAGACTTGAATAAACCACTAGACATAGAGGAGTTTCTTGGCGATGGACAACAAGAAAAAGAGTGAGAAATGACTAAAGAAGATAAACTACTTGCCATGCGTGGCTTTTGTGAAGATAACTTCTATTGTGCTGGTGACTTAGTGGAATACTTAAACCTGTCAATAGAGGACATCATTGACGCTTTCCCTAGACACATTGTAGCAATGTACAAACAAGAATTTGGAAAGCCTGATGGCGACGAAGAAACTTGGCGGTGAGTGGACGCAAGCTAGGCTAAAGAACTTTATTATTTCTGCTTTGCGTAGTGCTTCAAATAGATACCCACCTAAGTATGAGTGTCTAAATGCAGCTAAAGTAGGGAAGAAAATAAATAAAGCATCAGGGAGACTAGCGGAGCATTATAAGTGTGCAGCATGTAAGAAACATTTTGTAGCAAAGGAAGTACAAGTTGATCACATAGAGCCTGTTGTTAGTACTTTGACAGGCTTTATTGATTGGAACACTTTTGTTGCTAGAATGTTTTGCCCCATAACGAACTTGCAAGTGTTGTGCTTCGGGTGTCACAAAGTTAAGTCAGACAAAGAAAAGAAAGAAAGATTAAAATGGACATAGGTAAATTTCAGGATGCTGTCTTTTTAACACCCATAGCGGGAAGCAGTAATCCCATAAAACTGCTTGACAAAACCATTGATTTGTATAACACTGATGGCATCAATTCAGAGGTAATAGGTAAGTTTATGTATTGCCTAGCACTGATATGCAACACTTACACTTTTGACTTGAATGATGAATCATATAAGTTTTTACGTGGCGCTGCAAAAAGTCTGAACATAGGAGAGAATGATGAATACTGAAGGTGAAGAATTTTGGATTTACAACGTAGTGAAAGACTTTGAATACATCTTGCATACGTATCCAGAGAAGGTATTAGAGTTTTCTCAAGACGCTGTTGGAATGCAGCAGAAGCTATATAAAGCATTGCTGGCAGACATGGACAAGAAGTATGATGTGGATGTTAAGATAACAACGAAGCAAGTAGGTGCGTTATGAGTGACTTTGACAATTTAACTATAAAAGAGCAGGAAGAGAAAATAATAGAATGGCTTGCTCATTTTTATAATGTCGATAAAGATGTAATAGAAACGTCATATCAAGATGAAGTGAAGGCTATGTTTTATTTGTATTCTATGGCGCGTTAATAACTTGAAGGAACAAAATGATATTTAATATAGTGATAATATCTACGCAACAAAACAAGAACATTGAAAGACTTATATTGCATGGATTTTTGAATGAGAAAGAACACAAAGATATAGTAGAGGCAGAGGCAATGTTAGCAGATAACTCACCACACTACTTTGATTGTCGAATAGTTATACAACATCCATATGATTTAGTAAGGTTGGCAAGCATTTTTGGTAAATTGGAGGTGTCTGTTTATAATGGAAAACCGAGTATTTTTTTGAAAGATTGGGAAAGCGCATGATATTCAGTGACCACGCAAACACATTGCTGCAAAAGTTTTACATGAGGCCTGATGAGAAAACCCCCATAGATGCTTTCAGACGTGCTGCTACGTGCTTTAGCAAAGGGGATGCAGCATTAGCACAGCGCTTAGTGGAATATGTCTCTAAAGGCTGGTTTATGTTTGCTAGTCCAGTGCTGTCCAATGCTGTCTATGAAGGTGAGAAGGTTAAAGGACTTCCCATTAGTTGCTTCTTGGCTTATGTTCCTGATAGCCTTGAGGGGCTTATTGAGCATTCTAAAGAGATACGTTGGCTGTCTGTCAAAGGTGGTGGCGTAGGTGGGCATTGGAGTAGCGTTAGGTCAGCTAGTGACATATCTCCGGGGGTTATTCCATTTATTAAAACTGTTGATAGCGACATGGAAGCCTATCGTCAAGGGCGCACTAGGAAAGGAAACTATGCGGCATATCTGGATATTAGTCATCCTGATATTATGGAGTTTCTTAACATACGTGTTCCCACTGGTGGAGACACCTATCGAAAATGCTTTGCCGTTCATAACGCCATAAACATTACAGATGACTTTATGAAAGCTGTTGTGGAAGGGAAGCAATGGAACCTCATTGACCCCAACACCAAACAAGTAGTAAACACTGTTGACGCTAGAGAACTGTTCACTGAAATTGTACGTGTTCGCTTTAGAACAGGCGAGCCTTATTTGAACTTTATCGACACTGCTAATAAAGCATTGAATCCATACCAGTATGCTAATGGCTTACGCATTAAAGGTTCAAACCTTTGCACTGAAATCCATCTAGTTACAGACGAGCAGCGCACTGCTGTATGCTGTCTATCCAGCGTCAATCTGGAATACTTTGACGAGTGGAAAGACACTAACATGGTGCAAGACTTAATTGTCATGTTAGATAACGTCTTGCAGTTCTTCATTGACAATGCGCCTCCAGAGCTGGATAGAGCAGTGTTTTCTGCTGTCATGGAACGTTCATTGGGCTTAGGTGCAATGGGATACCATAGTTACCTGCAACGTAAAGGATTAGGCTGGAATGACTGGCGCGTACCCGCTTTGAACATGGCTATGTTTAGCCGCATTAAAGAGCAAGCTGTTGTAGCTAGTCAGAAGTTAGCACAAGAACGTGGGGAACCAGAGGACATTAAAGGCTCAGGTATGCGTAACGCTCACTTACTTGCTATTGCTCCCAATGCTAACACTTCTGTTCTAGTGGATACTAGTCCGTCAATTGAACCGTGGTTTGCTCCTGCGTTCACTGCTCGCACTAGAGCAGGAACTTACTCGGTTAAAAACAAGTACCTAGAGAAGTTGCTGGAAGCTAAAGGTATGAACACTGATGAGGTGTGGAAAGATATTATTAACCACAAAGGTAGCGTACAGCATTTAGACTTCTTAACGGAAGATGAAAAGGAAGTGTATAAGACAGCGTATGAGATTGACCAGCGAGGTGTTGTCACTGCTGCTGCCCATAGACAGCCTTATATCTGTCAAGGTCAAAGTGTAAACCTATTCTTTCCAGCGGGTTCAGACATTAACTATGTTGTAGGAACGCATATAAAGGCTTGGAAGGAAGGCTTGAAGGGCTTGTACTACCTACGTACAGAATCAACCGCTAAAGCTGATGTAGTGTCGTTTAAGATTGAACGTAATGCCTTAAAAGATTCTGAGGCATGTGTCGCTTGTGAGGGATAAATGAGAATACTTTGCATACCTGATTGCCAAGTGAAACCCGGAGTGCCTTTGCAGCATCTAACATGGGCAGGAAAAGCCATTGTTAAATACAAGCCTGATGTTATTGTAAATGGGGGTGATTTTGCAGATATGCCAAGTCTTTCCAGCCATGACAAAGCAGGAAGCAAGTATTTCGAAGGAAAGCGCTATAAGGATGACGTAGCAGTCACTAAGCAAGCTATGAAGATTCTTTTAGCCCCTTTGAGAGAGGAACAGGCACGTATAAAGAAGAACAAGGAAAAGCAATATAAGCCACGTATGGTGATGCTATTGGGAAACCACGAGAATCGCATAAATAGGGCTGTCGCTAATAACCCCATCTTAGAAGGGACAATAAGCGTACAAGACTTAGGCTATGAAGCTGATTGGGAAGTGCATGAATTTTTAAGACCAGTGTTTATAGAGGAAGTGGGGTTTTGTCACTACTGGCCTGTAGGCGCTATGGGCAGACCAGCTTCCAGTCCAGCAGCTATTGTGTCTAAACTGCACATGAGTTGCATAGCATTTCACCAGCAAGGAAAACAGATAGCCTATGGCAAGAGGGCAGACGGTACGCCTATATGCTCAATCATCGCAGGTAGTTATTACTTGCATGATGAGGACTACATGGACAGCTTGAGTAACAGACATTGGAGGGGGTTAGTGGTGTTGAATGATGTTAAGAAGGGACAGTTTGATGAAATGCTGTTGTCTATTGAATACTTGGAAAAGGAGTTTTCATGAAAGCCAATGTGAAGTTTGATGATTTAGCAATAGGACATACAGTGATAGCGCAGTACAAGAAAGCTGAGTATTCTAGTGTATTTCAAATACAAGTTGCAGCAATCTCGCCAAATGGAAGATACCTACTAATAGAATATAAGTATTGGGATAAAGGCTGTGAATCTCATAAATTAGCGTGGGATTCTTGCGAACGATTAGATAATGTGTTTGAAATAGTGGACTTTTTGGGAACAGAAGAAGTGTGGTATTTACGATGAAAACAGCTAAAATGTCTGTTGAGTTGATTGACTGCATGGGAACAGATTTGTCCATTGTCAATGCAGCTAGAGTGTCGTTTGATAGAGAAAGTGATTGGGAGTATCTGAGGGAAATAGATGCTGATGGTGAACAGGTTAAGTGCTTATCTGAGAAAGACAATAAACTTATAAACTACTTAGCTAAGCATAACCATTGGAGCCCCTTTGCTCATACATGCCTCTCATTTCGCATTAAAGCCCCTATATTCGTTGCTAGGCAATTAGGTAAGCATCAGGTAGGGGGGACGTGGAATGAAGTGTCTAGGCGCTATGTAGACGATGAACCTGAGTTCTACACACCAGACAAGTGGCGTAAAAGAGCCGAGAACAAGAAGCAAGGTTCTAGTGACGAAGAAGTTATCGAAATTGACTTAGGCTTAGGTTCAGCAACTATTAAAAACCAGCATCGTTTAATGCTACAGAAAGTTACTGGATTATATAAAGACTTAATTAACTCAGGCGTATGCCCTGAACAGGCTAGAATGATTCTACCACAAAACACAATGACTACTTGGATATGGACAGGTTCATTGGCTTTCTTTGCTAGGGTGTGTAAGCTACGCTTGGATTCGCATACACAAAGAGAGACACAAGAAGTAGCAAAAGACATAGAACGCTTGACAAGAGAGAAGTTTCCTGTTAGTTTTAATGCTTTTATGGAGAATTAAACATTTATTTTACACGGTAACACTGAGTATGTTATCGTGCAAGTGTAACGATACTGGTTAAACTAAAGGGAATCTAAATGAACATAACTGAACTTTATAAACTTACAGCACTTAGAGAAATAGATGAATTAGCTAGAGGTGCTATGCTTTATGTTGATGAAAACACTTCGGTGCAAATACATACACGTTTAGAGGCTATTAGCGACATAGCTGCTTGCGCTATGTGGAGAGACACAAAAAAGGAAGTTAAATGAGTAACAAACCAAAGTGGATTTGGTACGATGCGATAGTTAGGCGTATCCACTGCTGTGGCTGTGGCAAGGAGGTTGACGCACGTCTGACGGATGGTGTTGAAATCTACCCGCACCGTCCCGACTTGAGTAGCCTACCATTCTGGCGCTGTGACACATGCGGAAACTTCGTAGGGTGTCATCACAATACCAAGAACCGCACAAAGCCGCTTGGCTGCATACCGACTGCAGAATTGAGAGAGGAAAGGAAGAAAATTCACGCGCTGATTGACCCTATTTGGCAAAGTGGAAAGATGGGTCGGCGCGAGTTGTACGAAGCAATTAGTCGTGATGTTGGCTGGAACTACCATACAGCCGAGACGAGGACGATGGAAGAAGTAAAGGCTGTATACCGTGCTGCCAGTAAATACATCTAACGAGGAAATAAGCGATGAGCAAAATGAACGATAAACTATTTATGACAAACGCTGAGTTGCAAACAGCTATTGACCACCTTAGTTACTTTATTGGAGCAATGAAAACTATCGGGGAGGTGTCGAGGTGGGAGAATCACTTGGAGCGCTTGCTGGAAATTCAGCGAGAACGTGCCGCTTTAATGCATTGTGCATCTAACGAAGAACTAAGCGATACAGAAAGGTTCAATAGCGCTATTGGTGAACTAATGTACCATAAATGTAATCCGTTTTTAACAACAGACTTGATGACCAAAACAGTTAAATCTGTTTTTAACAAAGAAGAACTAAGCGACGCTTACTGGAAGACGGCGAAGGAGAAATCAAATGATTGACGCAATTATAAGAACGCTGTTTGCTTTAGGTCTCACAATTATTGTTGTTTTCTTAGGTTTGACGACTATTTTCTTTGGTCATAAAGTAAATTCTATTTTAAGCGGGGAAGTGAATGAGTGTATTAGAACAAAGTAAGACATATAAGCCTTTTAAGTATCCGTGGGCTGTCATGGCTGCGGTAGAGCATGAGAAGATTCATTGGCACGAAGCGGAAGCTAGGCTGAATGAGGATGTTACACAATGGAAAACAGGGGGCATTACACCTGATGAGAAGAAGCATATAACTAGCATCTTACGCTTGTTCACACAAAGCGATGTGGCTGTAGGGTCTAATTACATTGACCATTTCTTGCCACGCTTTAAGAACAATGAAATAAGGGCTATGCTCACTTCTTTTGCCAATAGAGAGTTTGTTCACCAGAGGGCTTATGCCTTGTTGAATGACACTCTAGGCTTACCTGAAGAGGAATACTTTAGCTTCCTAGAATATGAGGAAATGGCTGATAAGATTGAGTTCATGAGCCAAGCAGACACCCATTCAATGAGTGGTCTAGCGCAAGCAGTGGCACGTTCAGCCTGTAACGAAGGCATGAGTTTGTTTAGCGCCTTTGTTATGCTGTTAAACTACCAGCGCTTCGGTAAGATGAAGGGAATGTGTGAAATTGTTGAGTGGTCGATAAGAGATGAGACAGCACACGTAGAAGGAATGGTGAAGCTGTTTAGAACCTTATGCGATGAACACCCACGCATTGTAAACGATGAGTTTAAGCGTAGCATTTATGAGACATTCAGGCAAGCTGTAGCATTGGAAGATAAGGTGATAGACCTTTGTTACAACGCTGTTGCTATTGAGGGCTTGACAAAAGAGGAAGTAAAGCAGTATATTAGATACTTAGCTGATAGGCGTTTGATACAGCTAGGCTTAAAGGGTAACTTCAAAGTGAAAGAAAACCCTATAGATTGGCTTGATTGGGTCGTAAACGGGGCTTCCTTTAAGAACTTCTTTGAAGGAGTAGTCACTGATTACAGCGTAGTGGGGATGACAGGAGAGTTGAAATGGCAATAAGTTTAGCGGAGTGTGAAAAAGATTATCGTTACTTAATAAAACGAAAAAACCCACACCTTCCAAATCATTTATTAGAAGTTGAAGTATATGCGGCATCTCCAGAAAAAAAAGCAGTTAGAGCTGTTATTTTTTCAGGGGACACTATAAAGAACATTTGTTGGTTAGTTGACGAGTACGAGGTAATAGACGTTATTGACTACAACCGAGAAATACGAGAAAGTGTAAAAAAGCAAGAACAAAGAAGCAAAAAACAAAAATTAGAAGCATTGTTTTTTGACTGGCGAGATTAAAAAGGAGAGTTGAAATGGAGTTAGATAGGGATACGACATACCTTATAGCACCAAAAGACACAACAAAAGAACTTCCTTATGGGTTAAAACAAATACCAGTTAAGTTAGTGGAGGTGCTTTCAACGGGGCAGCTAAAAGTTGAAGTGCAGTCGTTTATGTACAATATACGCTTAGAAGATTTTGCAGTGCTAGGTAAGTGCTATAAAGAAAAGGAGAGTTGAAATGGAAGTGAAGGTGCTAGAGGAATACGAAGATGGGAGTGCTTTAGTGACCATAGAAGCCACTGAAGCAGAGAAGATGGTGTTGATGCGTGAGGGGTTTATTTCGCTCATTAACCGTGCTGTAGAGCAAGAAGAAAAGGCTAAGAAGGTTCCGGTGTTGCAGCGTAAACGAGATACTTTAGAGGACTTTCAATCATGAGCATACTAGAGGTTACAGTATCGAAGAAAGTGTATGATGACACGGACACAGTAGAGTACATTGTTATTCATTTAGTTGAAGGGGTTGAGTTAGGCTGTAATTACAAGCGCTTTGACCAAGTACTAGAACACTTAGCAGAGCTAGATGAGCCTAT